CAAATACACAATCCTCGATATGAGAGCAAATGAAATCGGTGGCTCAAACTAACAAATCAAGTAAGGATTAATACATATAATAGTATAGAATAATGGTAAATGATACCCATCACCGAAGAGATTAGGATTAGATGCAGGTAATAAGATAGCAGTTTAGCGACGAGGATTGCCTCATATCAGCCTCAATATTGCCTCAATCAATTCTGTTATACTATATACAGTACAAACAATAAGAGTATCCGATACCCGTAGACTGACCGACTACCTGAGGACTGCACTAAATGGATACAGTAATAGATAGTAGTACAAGTTGACGACGAGGATTGGGTTGAAATCTTACAAGTTAGTACCTGTTGCCCCCTTCTTTACAGGTACAGGCTACCGACGGACACCGATGGATACCGACGGACACCGACGGACACCAATGGCTACCGAGGAGGACACCGTGCAGAAAAAAAACAAAGATAACGTAATCCGAAAACCGAAAAACCACCGACGCCCCGCCCCCTTTAGGTTATTGGGTGAGCATTGTTTTGTACCATTTTTTTTAGGTTTTGTACTTTTGTAAACATTCTTTAACTTAACCTAATTAATAAAAGGAGAAATACACATGCCAAGAATGAGAAAACAAAGGACTGGCTTAAGGACTGGCGGTTTAAGACCTCCCAGGCCTGCGAAAAAAAGCACGATGGGTAGTGGGAGTCGTCCTTCACAGCACGGCCTTGGTTCAACATCAACTACTGAGGGTACAACGTCAACTCCTGAGCAAAGGGCAGCAGGAATGGCTCAGTCAGGCGAGCAACGAGCTTATCTCAGATCGCCAAGAAGCACCTCAAGAGGAAGGCCCAGAAGCACCTCAAGAGGAAGGCGTAGAAGAGGCTATAACTTTACAAGAAATATAGGACTATAGGAGATAATTATGCCAAAAGGAAAAGGAACATACGGACGTAAGCGTGGTAGACCTGTTAAAAAGAAACCTAAGAAAAAATAATAAGGAAAATAATATGCCAGCCAACAAACCATATCCAGGCGAAAATCCAGCCACTGCACGAAAGAGAATAGCTAAGAACAGAGCTAGAACTCGTAATGCCGCTGGTACATCCACATTTGATGATGTGAAGACTAAATCCGACCTGATGGCCGAGAACATAATGCCTTCTATAAAGAACATGGGATATTAGGGGCTACCTAGGGGCTGCCTAGCCCCACAGGTAAAGGTAAAGGTAAAAGTAAATAGGTATACGGGTATACCGCGAAGTTTAAAAAATAAAAAGGGGGTATCACATTGATTGAAGCAATAATACTGTCAGCCCTATTAAGCGTAGAGCCAGCTGTTATGAATGTGACAGTTGATCCAGAGATTAAGCTGGAGAGAAAGCGCTCGCATAAACGCAGACGGAAGATTAGAAAGCCCGTCAAAGGGCTTAGATGAGATCCTATAAGGTAAAGGGAGAGGATCATTTCATATATGACCTGGAGTCTGAACTACCAGATAACATACACCCTATAAAAAATTGGCGCGACGGGCTCCCAGGTGATTGGGTTCTTGCGGATGATAATGCTTATGTGCAGATCTTAGAAAGAAAGAAGATTGGCAATCGTGAGGGGGTGCGTACATGTGTCGGAACCTACATGGTGACACAAACCATGGATACCGCTGAAAGAGATAGTCGCTATACAATAAACGGGAAGCTAGACCGCAATACCGTTCAAGAGCGCAAAAAGCCTACAGATAAGGAGGTAATCTTCGCTAGTAAGATAGTCAGAGGGGCAGACGCAGTTAAGGCCTATATGGAGGTATATAGATCGAATAACGAGAATCATGCTAAAAGGCGCTCTGCACTGCTTTTAAAAACAGAAAGGATAAATACACTTATGAATCCAACCAAAGAAGAATTAACTAAGGTCTTTGCAAGTTTAGATGTAGATCTGAATTTCTTAATACGAGAAGCAAAAGACCAAGTCATAGATGGAAAGAACGGTAGTGATAAGATGAATGCACTTAAAATGCTATGGGAAGCCTTTGGGGTTGTTACTCAGAAAAAGGTTACTGAAGTGGCAGGAATATTTCAAGGCTTTGAACCAGCCCAATTAAAAGAAGTAGAAAGACCGTCCTTGCCAGAACACCAAGTAACTGGTGATGAAGTGATTTAATGGCCAATATAAACACCAAAAACGTCTCAGAAGCAGAAGAACTACTCCTGGCAGCTAAGAATGATATAGTTGCTTATGGTAAGTTATTCCTGCCAGATGACTTCACAAGATCTGAGACACCATGGTTCCACTATGAGATTGTAGATGCAATAGATGAGATGGATGGCGAACTGCATAAATATCGCAATCTTGCAATTATTATGCCAAGAGGGCACGGCAAAACGGTACTTACTAAGGCTGATATTATGAGATCCTTTTGTTTTGCAGAAGATCCACTGTTCTACGGGTGGGTATCGGCAACCCAGAAGCTGGCAGTTGGAAACATGGATTATGTTAAAACCCACTTAGAGTATAATGAAAAGATTAAGTATTACTTCGGGGACATGAAAGGGAGAAAATGGACAGAACAAGACATAGAGCTTAAAAATGGATGCAAACTTATTTCAAAATCCAATATTTCTGGTATTCGTGGTGGCGCTAAGCTCCATAAGCGTTATGATCTTATTGTTCTCGACGACTTTGAAGATGAAAACAATACACTTACTTCAGAGTCTCGGTCAAAGAATGCAAATATGGTCACAGCTGTTGTTGCTCCTGCTTTGGAGCCTCACGACGGTAGGCTGCGCATTAATGGTACGCCTGTTCATTACGATTCATTCATCAATAACCTCATTAATAACTATCAAAAAGCTCAAAGCGAAAATAAAGACTTTTCTTGGAAAGTAATGCTGTATAAGGCAATACGAGATGAACAAGCACTCTGGCATAGCTGGTTTCCACTCACTAAGCTGACTGAGAAGAAGAAGTTCTATGTAGACTCTGGAAAGCCTCATAAGTTCTACCAAGAGTATATGATGGAGGTTCAGTCTGCCGAAGACTCTATCTTTAATATGAGACATGTTAAGTACTGGGATGGCTTTTATAAGTTTGACGAAAATGAAATGATGCCGTATCTGTACTGCGAGGGAGAAAAAATACCAGTTAATATCTTTGCTGGCGTTGATCCCGCTACAGACTCAGAAAGAAGGGACAGTGATTATAGCGTTATTATGGTAGTTGCATGCGATGTTAATGCTAACATATATGTGCTGGATTATGTAAGAAAGAGATCCTTGCCAGTACTTGGGATTCCAGGCGAGAACAAAAAAGGGATAGTTGATCATATGTTTGAGCTCAACAACAAGTATAATCCAACCCTGTTTACAGTTGAAGACACTTCAATGTCAAAGCCAATATTTCAAGCACTCAGGAGCGAGATGAGACGAAAGAATGATTTTAGCTTACGGTTCAAAGAAGAACTACCTGGAACCAAGCAGAGCAAGCTCGACAGAATACAAGGAGTTTTAGCTCAAAGAATGTCAATTGGTGCGGTGAGGATACGAGACTCCCATTATGATCTCCAACATGAGATACTTACTTTCGGCAAAAGAATGGCTCACGATGACACCATAGATGCTCTCGCCTATGCGGTCAAGTATGCTCATCCACCAAGTGGCTCTGAAAGTCAGTCTGGAGACTGGGTAAGAAGGCAGATTGATAGGCCAAAGAACTGGATATTAGCCTAATGGCCGATAAAAAGGATGGAGCACGATCTTTCAAAAGTGAGGTGATCGGAGGAGATTCTTTTTCTGTCACTTTGAATTTTAAGTGGTTATTACAGATAATCGCAGCCACGGCCATAGTAGTTTATTCCTTCTGGAAATTAGAAGCTAGAATACAAGAATTAGAAAGAAACATGGAACTTGCTTTGCAAGAAATAGAATTACACGATCAGGAAAGGCAAGCAGCAGAAGCATCTCACATTCAGTCTATGCAAGAACAGATGGACTGGTATCAAACGGAATTAAATCTAAACCCTTTTTCGTGGGGTAAAAAGAAGAAATGACAGATGATGTGATAAAGCTAATCCAAGAGTTGGGTTTTCCGATTGCCATAAGCTGTGCATTAGCATTTGTTTTATATAGGGTGGTAATGTGGCTCTTGCGTGATGTGGTGGAATCGACCCTAAAAAGATTTGACTCCAAACACAAAGTATTAGCAGAAAAAATGGATCATAATATTGACAAGACCGAAAGATGTGAAAAGTATTTAAATGAAATTAAATCAGATTTAAAGGTTTATACTGACTTAACAATGAAAGGGAAATAATGGCAAAGCAAACAGCAAGAACAAAGGCTGATAGAGTAAGAGATCTTTATGTTAACTTAAATGGTGCAAGTCGCCAGCGATGGGAGAAGATTAATCAACAAGGACATGACTTTTACCTAGACAACCAGCTTACTCAAGAAGAGAACGAAACCCTTGAAAGACAGGGGATGCCAACATTTACCATTAATCGTATTATTCCTATTGTAGAGATGTTAAACTTTTATGTTACTGCAAATCAGCCGCGCTGGCAGGCGATTGGAGCAGAAGGATCTGATGTAGATGTTGCAAATGTCCACGCTGACGTTGCTGACTATATTTGGTATGAGAGTGATGGTCAGAGTAAGTTCAGTCAAGTTATTAATGATGCGGCAACAAAGAGTGTTGGCTACTTCAAGGTGTCAGTTGATGCGCACTCTGATCGGGGTCTCGGAGAAGTAAGGGTAGATACGGTCGAGCCGTTTGATATTTTTATTGATCCAAAGAGTAGAGACATATTTTATCGTGATGCGGCCTATATAATGGTTCATAAGGTAATTCCACAGTCACATCTTCAGAAGATATTCCCAGAGTATGCCACTAAAATTAAGAATGCTGGTGCGTCAGAGAGGGATAATTATAGCTATAGCCAAAAGGCAGAGGGCGGTGATTTTCAGTATAAGGATGTGATTGATGAGACATTTGATTATTTTGGAGAAGAAGACCGCAGGCTTGACTATTTTGAGATGTATGAGAAGATTAAGATTCCATATATGAATGTGTTCTATCGTATAGAGCCAACTCCTGAAGAAATTAGCAAAATACGTGCTCAGGTTGATGTTGAAATGGAAGCTATAGAAAAAGAAATGCAAGTAAAGATGCAGGAGACTATATTACAACTCAACCAGCAGCTACAGTCTGGTAATATAATAGAAGAAAGATTTACTCTTGAAATAGAAAAGTTAGAGAAACAGTCAGAACAGCAA